CCGTCCCCGGTCTGCCGAACTCGTCGGCGCCGTTCGGGCCGTGCGACCACAACGAGCTGTACCTGTCCGGCGAAGCAACGTCGGGCGGCGGAACCCTACTCGGAGGACTCTCCATGACCGACGTCCAGACCATCCTCGACCACATCGACGCGAAGGTGAACGACCTCGCCCAGCTGATCGGCGAGCCGACGCACCTCAAGACGGATTCGCTGCGCAACCACATGCTTGCCATCGAGACCGCGGTCGGCGCCGTGCCCACCAACACCGAACTCGCTACCGCGCTCGGTGCGCTGCCCGGCCAGGACCCCGCGAAACTGGCCGCGCTCCTCACCCCGGTCATCCAGGCCGCGGTCAACGCCCACCCGGCTGGCGGCCCCGACGCCTTGACGCTCGCGCAGGCGATCGCCTCCCACCTCACCCTCACCGCCCACTGAACAGGAGCACGTCATGAAACTGAAACTTCCGAAGCTCGCCGAGATCCGCAAGGCACTGGCCGCCGCGTCCGGTGCCGCCGCTGAAGCCGTGTCCCTCGGGCTGCTGTCCGGGCCGGCCGAGAAGTGGACCACAGGTGTTATCGCGGTCCTCACCGCTGCCAGCGTCTACTACGTCAGGAACGCCGACCGTGCCCCGTCCGCTCCCGCGGCTCCCGCTGTCTGAGCGGAGCCCCACCAGATCTCCCCGCGTCCCCCGGTGCGGGTAGCAGAACGCCCCCGTCCAGCTTCGGCTGGACGGGGGCGCTTCTTGTCGTTTCAGGAGGCTGTGCGTTGGGGGACGGGCGGCATTGCGAACGCGACCAGGACCCCACCGGCAACCAGCAGCACGGCACCGGGGACGACGGTGGCTAGTGCGAAGGTCTTCCGGTCACCGCGGGCCGATTGGCAGCCGCTGGTCAGGTCCGTCACCCCACCACCTTCGAGGGCCGTGGTGAATTCCTGCTGCGTCGCGGCGCTGTCACTACCGCGGAACGCCGAACCGCATGTGACCCCGCCGCGGCTGATCGTCCCGAAGCCGAGGAACAAGCCAGCGGCGAGGACCACGAGTCCGGTTAGTGCGACGACGGTACCTGCAAGCTTCATGAGAGAGACTCCACTACTTACTCCAAGGAACCCATCGGTAGCTGTTCCAGTCCCAGGTGAAGTGGGGCGGCTCGTGGCGGGGGAATGGGCACGCCGGTTGCCGACACACTCCGTTACCGCTGACCGCGGTCCACGAGATGGCGGGTGTCGCCTTGTGGGGTCCGCTGACCACACGGGCACTGGCGGGGCCCGCGAGGACAACAGCGGTGGCCGCGACGCTGAGCGTCAATGCGGCTAGCTTCCTGATCATGGGGGCTCCTTCGGTGCGGTTTGTCTGTGTAGGTAGAGACGGGTAGGTGTGTCCTGATACGTCGCTGTGCAGATGATGGCACATCTAACGGGGGTTTAACCAGGGTTAGACGTCATGTGGTCTGGGATGACTGACATGATGACTGTTATTCGTGATCTTGAACCTTCTACAGGCCCCGGATTTGTTGAGCCGCCTTAGGGAATCGAACCCTAGACCTTCTCATTACGAGTGAGACTGTCAGGCGTTATGATGTCCCTATGCGCGTATGGAGGCCCCGAATTCTGGGCTATATATGGTGTATCACTGTGGTTGACTATGGATGTCAATGACTGTACAAATGACTGTCATGACGACCGAGACGCTCGAACCGAGGGAGTGCAGCATGACCACGTACACCGTGATCTCCGAGGAAGGCGCTGAGCTGTACCGCACCGCCACCTTCGACGATGCGTTCATCTACCGCGCGCAATGGAACTGCGCGCACGCCTACTCGGAGCCCGCACCGATCTGCCAGGTGTATGAGAACACGCCCCCGTATGCGCCGCGCCTGATCGACCGTGTGGCGATGATTCGTGCGCTCAGTGCCGCGATGAAGCCCGAGGACGTCTGGCGACGCGAAGTCGGCGTCTGAGTGACGAAAGAGAAGCGTCGGCAGTACGGGACGGGCGCGGTCTACCAGCGCAGCAACGGAAGATGGGTCGGCGCCATCGACGCCGGCTACACCGCCCGCGGCACCCGCCGGCAGATCACCGTCTCCTGCTCGAAAGACCTGGGCGAACCGGAGATCAAACGACTCTTGAAGGCGAAGCTGAAGGAGATCGAGAAGAACGGGCTACCCACCGCTGGCGCGACCGCCCGGACCACCGTCAAAGTCTGGGCAGAGCAGTGGCTCGAACACCAGTCGACGTCGAAGCGACCGAAGTCGTTCGCCACCGACCGATCCCAGGTCAAGGTGTGGATCATCCCCACCATCGGCCACAAGCGCCTCGACACCCTCACCCCCGCCGACGTCCGCGCCGTCGCCACCGCTGTCCTGAAAGCCGGGCGCACATCATCCACCGCACTCCGCGCGCAGGTCGTCCTGACCAAGATGCTGAAAGACGCACTGATCGAAGGCCACCAAGTCCCCCACCGCGTGCTGATGCTCACCGCGCCGGCCGCGTCGAAGTCCGACCGTGACGCCGTGGACATGAAAGACGCACTGGCCATGCTGAAGGTCGCCGTGGAGCAACCCGGCGGGTCCAGGTGGGTCGCTGCGTTCCTGCAGGGCATGCGGCAGGGTGAATGCCTCGGTCTGACGTGGGACGCGGTCAACTTCGACGCTGGGACGGTCGACGTGTCCTGGCAACTGCAAGCGGTCCCCTACCGGCACGGGTGTATGCGCGACGGCGGCAAGTGGGAGTGCGGGCGGCGGTTCGGCGGCGACTGCCCCGACCGAGCGCTGCGCGTCCCCCACGGCTACGAGTACCGGCAACTCGACGGCGCACTATGCCTCGTCCGCCCGAAGACCGAGAAAGGCACACGCCTCATCCCCCTCGTGCCGTGGATGACCGCAGCGCTGACGCAGTGGCGCGACATCGCCCCCGCATCGCCGCACGGACTGATCTGGCCCCGCCCCGATGGGCGCCCGCAAACATCCGCCGCAGACAGCAGCGATTGGCAGGCGTTGCAGGACACTGCGGACGTGACCGGCCCCGGGCGGAAGTACCTGCTCCACGAAGCCCGGCACACCACCGCGACCCTGCTCCTCGAAAACGGTATCGATCCCGAGGTGGTGAAGGCCATCCTCGGGCACTCGTCGATCGTCACCAGCCGCGGCTACCAGCACGTCTCCCAGGAGCTTGCGCGCAAGGCTATGGAAGGCATCGCCGGGCGGCTGCTGCTCAGCTAGGAGCGCGCACGAGGTATTCGATCAGGCGCAGGATCGTAGCCTTGGCGTCCTCCGACAGCATCGGCCACAGTTCACGTAACCGATCCATCGACGCGTCCTCCCCCGGCTCGACAAGGACCGGTTCTTGACCGTTGATGACACGGTCAACTGACCCGACCTGCCAACCCATCGCTAACTCGACGGCGTCGATCGTGGCCGGGTCATAGCTGTCTTTTGAGGCGCGTTCGATGTTGCTGATGGTACGTGGCTTCAGCCCGATAACTTCGGCGAACTGCGCCTGTGTCAGTTGCCTGCGTACCCGGTCGCGGCGGACGGCAGCGCCGAGACGCTGCCATCCCCGACGTGTCACGCCCCGTAGTGAAACCCCTCGTGATCTTGTGAGCGGTTAGGCGTGCCGTGCGTGCAAACCTGCGCACCCCCGATTCGCACCAGTTCGCACGCACGAGCCAAAAAGAAGGGCCCCACCGCGGGGCCGCGAAGATGTGCCCGCTACCTCAGTCCTCTCCGTTCCTCCTGCTGAACCGACGCTGAACCTCTGCCAGGAGGTCTTCGTCGCTCACGTTCTCTAGTGGGTCGATCAGCAGGTGGTTGAAGTGTGCCCAGAGTTCCGCTTCGGTCATGCCTTCCGGGATCTCGTCACCATGCCCTGCATCTATCAATGCTCGTCTAAGGTCCATGCTCAAAGCGTTCGCCAGCCTCACTGCGTTAATGGTCCGCGGCCTTGCGGGCTCACCGCCAGGCTCGAAGCCGTCTTCAAGTTGCTTGATCCGTGTGGAGCTCAGTCCAGAGCGGCGCGCCACTTCACGCTTGCTCATCCCGGCCTTTTTGATGGCTGCAGTGAGGGCCCGCCCGTACGGCCCAGGATCCGCGTTTTCGTTCATGCAAGTCACCATCCCACAGCGACACGCCGGTATCAACTTTACGAAAGTTTACAGTTTGGTATCGGTTCAAGGTCTGCCTACCTGTGCGTAGCCCCCTGATTACGGGGAGTGTAAGGAAACAGTAAGCGGTCGGGGAGGCGCTAGTCCAGTAAAAAATACAAACTGCGACTTTCTTTACAGAACTTTACGGTCTACGGTTCACGGCATGCCTCCTAAATCAAGCAGCGAATCAGCCGCTGCGTCAGGGGAAAGACTGCTCTGGATCCGGAAACAGGACGGTCGTAAGCAGCGGGAAGTTGCCGCCGCCGTTCCGATCACATCCGGCTACCTATCCCAACTCGAACACGGCACCAAGAAGCCTCCTGCGTGGATCGTTAAGCGTCTAGCAGAGATCTACGGTTGCCCGCGGTCCCTCATCGACGGGACCGCACCTTTACACAACGAAAAGGGCTCCGCGAAGGGTACGGAGGCCGCAGCATGACCTCACCCGTGTCTTACAAAATCCCCGGTGCGTCCGTTGCGTCCGGTGTGTCCGCGGACCACCTGAAGAAGGAAATCCGGGCCGGGCGCCTCGCAGCAAAGAAGGTCGGCCGGGACTACCTCATCACCCACGAAGCACTCGTCACGTGGATAGCTGCACTTCCGGACGCTGACTGATGACCGGCATCGTGCGCACCACGGCGTCGCCGTTCGACGTGATCAAGCTCGAAGACGCATCGGGTGACTACTGGTCAGCGCGGGACCTGATGCCGCTCCTGGGGTATGAGAAGTGGGAGCGGTTCGAGGATGCGATCGAGCGGGCCATCTCAGCGGTGAACAACTCGGGGCATGACGCGCCGGACCATATTCGCGGCACCGGGAAAATGGTCAAGATCGGCTCGGGGACTGAGCGGAAGGTCATCGACTACCGACTGACCCGCTTCGGCGCGTACATGGTCGCGATGAACTCCGACCCCCGTAAGAACGCCGTCGCCAAAGCGCAGACGTACTTCGCGGTGAAGACCCGTGAGGCGGAGTCGGCTTTGGTGAACCCGAAGGAAATCACTCGGGCGGACATGGCCCGGATGATCCTCGCCGCCGAAGAAGAACTAGCCGTCGTCACAGCGGCGCTGGAATCAGCCACCCCGGCGATCGAATACCACGAACGGTACGTGATCACCGACGACGTTGTGATCGTCAAAGTGTGGGGCGCGCAGTTCGGTCTCACCGAGCCGGAAGCGTTCGAGCTGCTCCGGTCGAAGAACCTGATCTACCGGGTGCAGATCAGCGAACGATGGTCGGTGACCCGTCAGCGGAAGGTGCCCGAGTTTGAGCATCGCGCCCGGGCCGGCAAGCAGTCGTTCGCGTGGTTCGACCTACGGCCACAGCACACGGTCGCCCGGCATCACAACGGGCAGGTTCGGCAAACCCTGTATGTCCGTCAGGCGTACGCCCTGGATTTGGGTCGCGCTGCTGGCCTGGTCCCGCAGATAGTTCCTGCCTGAAATTAGCGGAGCCGCCCTCCCCCGGAAAGGAAACGAGCGGCCCCAACCAACACATCTGTCGCAACAAGAAGGGTACCGCAATGAGTGACTCAAGTACCAAGAGCAGCGGATTCAGCCTCAGCACTCTGCTGTTCGTCGTCTTCCTCGTCCTGAAACTGACGCACACCATCGACTGGTCCTGGTGGTGGGTTACGGCGCCACTGTGGATCGGGTGGGGCTTGACGGCCCTGTTCCTGCTCATCGCCGTTCTGATCGTTGCGGCGTTCAGCCGTGGCTGAGCTGCGGTTGACGCGGGCGACGATCGACGCCGACGGGTTGGTGTACCGCTTGGCGCAGATCGCTACCGACAAGGACGCGCCGATGATCACCATCGGTAGAACAGTCCACCGCCTGGCGGATGAGCTGGGTTTGACTGGAGAGTTCCTGGCCGAGGTCACCCGTCAGTTGGAGATCAACGGACAGGTCGCGTCATGACCGGCCCGCAGCACTACGCCGAAGCGGAAAGGCTCATCGACGGGCCCGAGCCCGGCATCAGCGATTACGAAGAGATGCGGCGGGACAACCTCTCCGAAGCGTTGATCCACGCGACCCTGGCGCTCGCAGCGGCCACCATCGAAGCCGCTACTGGATCAGCCCGCCCGGGAAGCCTCACCACCGCTAACCCGTGGACAAAGGCATTCGCGTCATGACCACTTCTTCTGTCGCGGCCACGGGGGCCACCGACACCACTCCTATAGGGGACTACCGATGCAACCGATCGACGAAGCAGACATGGACGGCAACCAACGGTTCCTGCAGGCACTCCGGGCAGCAGCGAAGCAGGAATGCGAATGCGAAGTGCACAGGCGGCACCGGAGGGCAGCAGCCATCAGTGACGAGTTCGGCAAACACGGCCTGCTCGTTGACGACTTCCGTGCGTACCGGACCGCTGACGACCAGTTGCGGTGTGCGGTCATCTCCCGGCGCGAGGAGTTCGGTTACCGCTCGGACTACTTCGGTGAGCACCGCAACCCCGTTTCCTGATTCACCCTTTTTCGCGGCTCGGTCGGGTGTCCCCACAACCCCGACCGGGTCCGCCACACACCACACCAACCGGAGACCGTAATGACGGGACCAGAGCACTACACCGAAGCGGAACGTCTCTTGCAGGCATGGGACGAAACGATGAACGAGTCGATGGGCCAGGCGGACTTTGAGATTCAGACCATCGCTGCCGCTCCGGTGGCGGCAGTGATCGTCGCCGCAGCGCAAGCCCACGCGACGCTCGCGCTAGCCGCTGCGAATGTCCCGCATCCTGCGAGCCATAACGGTGCATGGCTGTCGGCGGTGTCGTCGTGAGCGGCCCTACTCCTAGCCAGAATCGCCTACTCGACGACGGAATCCGACGACACAGAGAAGCCAAGGCAACCGCTGACGTGCAGCGGTGCCGCGAATACAACGAGTACGGCGAACCGCTCGACGACTTCACCGCACGGGACATCGCCGGCATGTTGTGGTGCGTCGCGACACGCCTCTTCTGGGGCACGGTGGTTTTCGCCCTCATCACGTTCTGGCTCTGCTGGGCAGCAGGGCAGGTACAGACATGACCAACCTGACGGACCTCTTCGACAAGAACCTGTTCGACGCGATGGTCGACGGCGGTTACGTCCGCGTCCAGCATCACCCGGAGTTCGACCTGCACATCGCTAACTACGCCGAGAAGGCGCAGTTCGAGCACGTCTGGAACGACGTCACACTGACCTGCCGGGGTTTGATCTTCGATTCATCGGGGGAGATCAAGGCCCGGCCGTACCGGAAGTTCTTCAACTACGGCGACGAGCAGAACACCGGCCCGCTGGACCTCGACGCGCCCGTAGTGGTCACGGACAAACTTGACGGGTCACTCGGCATCCTGTACCCGACACCGCACGGCGGCTGGGCTATCTCTACACGCGGGTCGTTCACCAGCGACCAGGCACTGCACGCCACTCAGGTATTGCAGAGTCGGTACCCGGACTTCCAGCCGCTGCCGAACTTCACCTACCTCTGGGAGATCGTGTACCCGGAGAACAGGATCGTCGTCGACTACAACGGGTTCGATGACCTGATCCTCCACGGACTCATGCACATTCCAACCGGGCGGGTCTCTGAAACGTTGGGTGATGACACATGGCTCGGACCGGAAGCTGAGACGTTCGGGTACGAGTCACTCTCCCAAGCCATCGCTGCGGCACCACGGGCTAACCGTGAAGGGTTGGTTGTCCGGTACACCGACACCGACCTGATGGTGAAGCTGAAGCAAGAGGACTACGTCGCACTGCACCGCATCATCACCGGGTTGAACGCCCGGACAGTGTGGGAGTGGATCGGCGGCGGCAAGACGGTCGGGGACTTGTGCGCGACCCTGCCTGACGAGTTCCACGGCTGGGTCCTGGACCTCGTCGCCGAACTGGAAACCGCAGCCGCCCAAATGTTGAAAGGCGCGCAGGAAGCCCACGCGCAGATCCTCGCGTCCTTACCGCTGGTGTACGGGCGCCGGGACTACGCCGCCCTAGCGTCGAAATCTGCATACCGGCCCTACCTGTTCCTGCTGCTCGACGGCAGGGAGCAGACGTGCCGGGAATCTATCTGGCGCGAGATTAAACCATCTGGCGCGCGGTCGATGGTCAACCATTCGGAGACAGTCGCATGAGCACCCTGCACCTAACCAGAGGACTCCCAGCGTCGGGTAAGACGACGTTCGCCAAAGCATGGGTAGCGGAAGACCCGGAACATCGGGTGCGGTTGAACCGGGACGACATCCGGGCCATGGTCCACACCGAGCACGGCGGGTACCTCACCGAGCGCGCAACAACGATCGTCCAGCACAACGCCGCGAACGGGCTGCTCCGCAAGGGCTACGACATCATCGTCGATGATACGAACTTCACCGCCAGGTTCGTCAAGGAATGGCTGAAGCTCGCAGAGCGGCAGGGCGCAACCGTCGAATGGCATGACCAGTTCCTTCAGGTAGGTCTACAGGAATGCATAGACCGGGACGAGGTTAGAGCGGTACGCGGTGGGCATTCCGTCGGGCCGAAGGTCATCCAGTCGATGCATGACCGGTACCTTGCGTCGGGCAGGCTCGAGCGGCCAACCGTGGACGGTTCCGCTGATTCGGCGAAGCCCTACACCGGAACGCCGGGGGCGCGGAAGGCCGTCATCGTCGACATCGACGGCACGCTCGCACTGAACCTGGGCGGACGGTCTCCCTATGACTGGCAGCGGGTCGGCGAAGACTCCGTCAACCGCCCGGTGGCGGACATGGTCGACATGTTCCAGCAAGCCGGGTACGAGCTGATCTTGATGTCCGGGCGGGACGAGATCTGCCGCGAAGCCACCGAGCAGTGGCTGTTCGACAACGGCATCCTCACCGACCGGCTGGGGTGGGAAGTGTTCCCGCACCTGTTCATGCGGGCACATGAGGACAACCGGAAAGACTCCATCGTCAAACTCGAACTGTTTGACCTGCTGGTCCGGGACCATTTCGACGTCAAGTACGTCATCGACGACCGTAACCAAGTCGTAGCGGCGTGGCGGTCGATCGGGCTGACGGTCCTGCAAGTCGCTGACGGTGACTTCTGATGACCGTCTTCCGTCGTGTGGGGGTTGTGGCTGGCCTCGCCTGCTGGGTGCTGGCTGGGGTAGTAGCCGCCTGGATCAGACAGTGGACACGGACATGACGGGCTACCGGTACACGCTCACCCGCGAATGGGAATCAGACACTCCGGGCTGTGTCCTCTGGGTGATGCTAAACCCGTCAACGGCCGACGAATCGAACGACGACGCGACTATCCGCAAGGTCACCAAGTTCTCGAAGGCGTGGGGATACGGGTCGCTCGAGGTCGTTAATCTCTTCGCCGCTAGGGCGACCGACCCCGACGAGTTGAAGCGGATCGCTCATCCGGTCGGGATGGAGAACGACCACCACATCGGGCAGGCACTGCTACGTGCGTCGATCATCGTTGCAGCGTGGGGAGCGTCCTACCCCGCCGTCTTGTCGATGCGTCCTTACCGGATGCGGAAACTGCTGCTCCAAAGCGGCCTCCCGGTCCACCATCTTGGACTGACGAAGGCTGGCGACCCGCGCCACCCGCTGTATGTCAAAGACGCCGAGCCGCTCATTGCGTGGTCGCCGTGAGGTACCACCTGGCTCGTCTCCGTTGCTGGGCCTACTACCGGAGGGGCGCCGACTTCTGGGCTGGGCTCCGGACAGGTTGGTTCCGCGACGACCACTTCGATGTATACCCCGAGGACGACTCATGAGCTTGGTCGGGTTCAGAGCGCAGAACCATCCGCAGCAGACAAGGTTTCGGGCGGCGGCGAAGGACGAGATCGACGACCGCGCGACGACGCTGGAAGTGTTCGAGCCGCTGAACGAGCGGTTCCGGTTCACCGTCGATGTTGCTGCAGCGGCTCACAACACGAAGCTGCCACGGTTCTACGACCGTGACGAAGACGGACTGCAGCACGGCTGGGGCAGTGAGCGCGTCTGGTGCAACCCCCCGTACTCCGACATTCGCCCTTGGGTTGAGAAAGCATGGGAAGAGTGGGACACGTGGCCGCCCGACGCGCCAGCCACCGCAGACCTGATCGTCATGCTCCTTCCCGCGAACCGCACCGAGCAGAAGTGGTGGCAGGAACTCGTAGAGCCACACTTGCGGGCCAAGCGGTCCGACTTCCACTGCGAGTTTCTATCTGGCCGGATGCGATTCCTTCGCGCTGGACAGACGGAGATCGGACCTAATGAGCGGCCCCCGTTCGGCGTCTGCCTGCTGATCTGGCAAAGGCAGTGACCATCTGCGAGTTCGAAGTCCACTGGTGGGACTGCGACCTCGACGAAACCTGCACCAGACCCCTCGGCCACCGAGGACACCACACAGACGGACTTTGGTGGTTCGACCAGCAAGGCCATCGGGTACCCAGAGACACAGAACAGGACACGACATGACCAACCCGTTAGAGGCGCTGCAGAAGCCCTTCCCGAAGACGAAGATCGGCAAACTCCCGAAGATCACATGCGGAGCCTGCTCGAAGTCGAACACCAAGAACTGCCAGGAACATAAGAAGCGCAGGTGCGTCGACTGCGGCAACTACATCACCACCGCCCACCTCCACCTCGATTACGTCGGGCACGCTGAGGTGACCCGCCGGCTGCTCGAGGTTGACCCTCGGTATGAGTGGGAGCCGGTCGCGTTCGACGCGAATGGCCTGCCTGCTCTGGACAGTTCGGGTGGGATGTGGATCCGGCTCACCGTCCACGACGCTGACGGCCTCCCCGTCACACGGCTGGGGTACGGGGACGCGCCGGGGAAAAGCTCGGCGATGAAGGAGCTGATCGGTGACGCGATCCGCAATGCCGGTATGCGGTTCGGGATCGCCCTCGATCTGTGGTCGAAGGAACGGGACGACTACACGGTTGAGGAGGGCACTCCACCGCCCCCACCGCCGCCTGTGAAGACGTACGCGCAGTACCTGGAAATGATCGTCACTTCCTCCGATATGGGGACGTTGGCGAAGGTGGGGACAGAGATGGCCGCCGCGTCCATCCCGGAGGGTGACCGGACGGCTTTGCGGGCTGAGTACACCGCCCGCCTGAAGGAGCTGAAAGCGTCATGACTGAACTGTCGCCGCTGCGGGTTGGGCGGATCACGGGGTCGCGGGTGTCGAAGATCCTCGGCAAGTCACCGTACGGGGATCGGGCGTCGGTGCTGCGGGAAATGGTCCGCGAACGCCTCGGTGGGGTTACGGAGTTCACGGGGAACATCGCAACCCAATGGGGTTTGGACCACGAGAACGAAGCCATCACAGAGTACGAGCGGTACCGGGGTGTGATGGTCACCGAAGGTCAGGAGATCGCGATCCACCCGACCCACGACTACCTCGCGGTCACCCCGGACGGGTTGGTTGGAGACGCGGGGATGGTAGAAGTTAAATGCCCCTACCGAGCCGGGTACATCTCCATCGAAGACCGCCCGGACTACTTCGAGCAGATCCAACTACAGCTGCATGTGACGGGCCGGGCGTGGTCTGACTTCGTTGTGTGGCGCACCACCGGAATCTCCGTATCCACCGTCCTACGGGATGACGGCTGGCTCACCCAGCATCGGGGAGAGTTCGAAGAGTTCATGGTCGAGTACGAGACGATCATCGCCAACCCCGACCTGGCCGCGCCGTTCCTCGACGCGACGGGCCCGGATGAGCGGGACGACTTCGACTGGCAGTTGGCCGCCGTCGAATACCTGGAGGCGAACGCGGCCCTGAAACGCGCTGAGACCGCACGGGACACCGCACGGGGCCGACTCATCGAACTGGCCGGCGACGAGCCCGCACGGGGCGGTGGGGTGCTGCTGCTCCGCACGGAACGTAAGGGCTCGGTCGACTACGCGAAGGCTGTCAAGGAGAACCTGCCTGGTGTCGACCTCGAGCCTTACCGCAAGGCCGGTTCCGTCGTGGTGTCTGTCCGGGTCGCGTCATGAGTCACGTCGAGGTGTTCGTCACCGACTACACCCATATCTGGGGTTGGCAGTGCTTGGACTGCGGCGCGACCAACGCTGGATATCGGGCTATGGGTACCGCTGAGCATGACGGCGACCTGCATGTTTGCGAGGAGTCGTGAGGGCCGTCAGTAAGAAGCGGGCAGCGGCCAACCGGCTGCGGGTGAAGAACCTCGCGCATGTCCGGGAGTTCCAGACGTGGTGCTCGAAATGCGGGCAGACGGGTGTCGGTTTGGACGCGCACGAGTTGAAGTCCCGCGCCCAGGGCGGGTCGATCACCGACCTGGAGAACATCGTCCTACTGTGCCGACCCTGCCACCAGCAGATCACCGAGAACCATCGAGAAGCCGCTGAGCAGGGCTGGGCTGTCAGCAAGAAATGGGGGGCGGCATGAAGTACACGCTGCAACTGAGCATCACCCGCCCGCCGCTGTCGCTGAACGTGCCGATGAACCACTACGCCAAGGCGCGGATCGTCCGAGAGTTGAAGGATGAAGCGCACACCCGCTGCCTGGCGCTGAAGATCCCGAAGGGCTGCAAGCAGGCCACTTACACGCTGACTTACCACCCGTCTGATCTGCGAAGTCGGGACACGGACAACCCCACCCCGACACTGAAAGCCCTCATCGACGGCGCCACCCGCTACGGGGTGACGGCTGATGACTCGTCGGAGTACGTCACCTCCAGCTGCGTAATCGGCAAGGTACGGAAGCCGTCCGAAGTGACGTTGACTATCGAGGTTGTCCAGTGAGGGCCCTCCAGATCGTCCACGGATCGGAAGCTGTCTACCGCCGTGGGTGCCGGTGCGATACGTGCGTGCAATCGTCCCGACGGAGGACGAACGCGTACCGGGCACGCATCCGGGGTGGTGGCGTCCCGCATCTTGAAGGGAAGCCGGTCTCGGCCGCGACCTTCACGCGGTTCTTCTGCCGCTGCAATGACTGCCGCAGCGCGTACCTGGCGAAGCGGGAAGATGCTCGGCTTGAGCGTCTCGGCAGGAAACTCCCGCCACGCCCCAGATTGGTCGTGGAGCAGACGATCGCACGGTACGGGGTGCGGGGCGCGATGGACAGGCTGGGTATGTCCTACGACGAACTGAAGCCGCTGCTGGACGTGATGTCCGGTGACTGACGTGACTTTGATGCAGTACCTGCGTCCGTTCCACGGAGGCCAATCCGCTACCAACCGACTCATCGGTGGCGGGCATGTGAGCGTCAACGGAACCATCATCTTCATCCCCGACTATCCGCTGTATGACGGGGATCTGATCCAGGTCGGCAAGTCCTGGCGCCGGGTTGTGGGTGCGGCGTGACCGAACATTACGAGGACCTCGGAGGGCAACCCGTGAGGCTCGGGAAGTTCAAAGGCAAACCCGCCTCATGGGGTGGGTGTGTCCACACCGAAGACCCGTGGGGGCATTACCTCGACCCGGACGGCAAACCCACCGGACGTAGATGCCCCTGCTGCTACGAGCCACCAACAGACGAAACTGAGGGAAAGTGATGATCAATGGGGCTTCATTGGGTCCGTTTGGACTCGAATATCGCGTCGCACGACAAGATTCTGCGCCTATTGGAGATGAAAGACGGCACCAAAGCGGCGTGGGCTTACGTCTGCGGGCTAGGGCATTGCGGCGGACACGGATCGGATGGGCTCATAACTTTCCAGTCGCTGCCGTTCATTCACTGCACGAAACGGCACGCGGAGATGCTGGTCGAGGTCGGACTGTGGCAGCCCGTTCCGCTCGGCTGGCAGGTGCCCAACTGGGCTACAAGGCAGGAATCATCGGGAATTACCGACGCGAAACGGATCGCGCAGTCCGTCGGTGCTCACAAGGCGAACTGTCAACGGTGGCACGGGATGGACTGCGGATGCTGGAAGGAACACGTCGCTTAACTGAGTCAGTTAAGCGACTCGGTCCAGTGACTGACTGCCCCGAGTCGCACACAGAAGACACAGAAGACCAACTAACACAGAAGAACTTACTAACCGTAGAGATTCTTCAGCTTCGTAACGCGCACGCCCGCATACAAAATTCTTCACGGGTTTCGTCGGTGGTGACGGCATGACCGGACAACCCCGGGTCGGTTCGTTGTTCAGCGGCTACGGCGGACTGGACGTGGGCGTCACGTCTGTGGTGGGCGGGTCGGTGGCGTGGCATTGCGAGATCGAAGCGGCACCGAGCAAGATCCTCGCGCATCACTGGCCCGAGGTGCCGAACCTGGGCGACATCACGCGAGTGGACTGGACATCGGTTGAACCCGTGGACGTGCTGACGGGTGGCAGTCCGTGTCAGGACGTGTCCGCGGCTGGTCGTAGGGCTGGGATGAAAGCCGGCACCCGTTCCGGGTTGTGGGCGTCAATGGTGGACGCGATCGACGTGCTGCGTCCTCGCCTGGTGGTTTGGGAGAATGTTCGTGGCGTCACTTCGGCGGAAGCTGATAGCGGTTTGGAACCCTGCACGGGATGTGTGGGAGACGGGGATGACGGGGCTGTTCTGCGAGCACTCGGACGTGTTCTCGGAGACTTGGCCGACTGCGGGTATGACGCACGCTGGTACGGCCTACGCGCTGCCGACGTCGGCGCCCCTCACGGACGGTTCCGGGTCTTCGTCGTTGCTACCGACACCCGACGCACAGATGGGCAACGGCGGTCGAGTGCGGTCCCCGGAAGCCTTAGCGCGAGGCGATCATCAGGTGGACCTGAACAACATCAGCCGGTTACTGCTGCCCACGCCAACGTCGCGGGATCACAAGGGCGCGAACCAACGGCAGGACGAGACCTGCCTGACCGGGGCGCTGCTACCGACACCAACCGCGACCCCGTACGGCTCGAATCAATCAGCGAGCTCGGGAGCGGCGGTACGTCCGAGCCTGGACACGCTATTCGCTGGGGACAGTACGAATCCGCTATCCGACGATGGGAGCGGGTCCTCGGACGGGTAGCGCCCGCACCGACCGAGCTCGCACCGAAGGGTGGGCAGCGACTCTCACCCGCGTTCGTCGAGTTCATGATGGGACTCCCCGCCGGCCACGTAACCGCCGTCCCTGGGATCTCACGCAACGAGCAACTCAAGGCCCTCGGTAACGGCGTCGTGCCGCAACAAGCCGCGGCTGCTGTGTCGTTCCTGCTGACCGCCCAACTTGAGGAGAAGGCCGCATGAGCGGGGAATGGCGCAAGATCTCGTGCGTCGAGCGAGAAGACCTCATCGACGAGAAGGGCCGCAGCTTTAACGGCTTCCACGATGAGTCCGGGATCGGGGTCCTGTCCTCCCTGACCGACCCCGATGGCACCTACGGCTCGCCCCGTGTCTTCACCGAATGGGGATATGACTACGACCAACCTGTGCTGCGGGATGAGCGATACCCCGGAACGGACCGGCCTTGCGAGCACCACGCTTGGGAGCCGGCCTCATGACCCCCTTATCGAAAGGCTCACCGATGACCGGAACAGACGAACAGGTCCGCGAGATCACCTTTTCGGAGGTCCGTCCGGGTGACCGGGTGTCAGTGGTGACCACGTACGGAGTCAAATTGGAGGGCGAAGTGGACGAGGGCACGGACAGCAGATCGTTGTGGCTTGGCCGCACTGATTGGCGCCACATCATCCCCGCCGATCGCATCTCGTCGTTGCGTTTGTTGTCCCCACCAGCACCGAAATGGCAGGCAGGGGACGTGGTGCGACTGACTTTTGATGACTCCGTTTGGGCGAGGACCGGCTGGAAGAACGACAACGCGCCATGGGTGCGGATCGACAGCGAGGCGAAGGCGTGGCACAGCGACGACTTCATGACGGGGTACGAGTACACGCTCCTGGTCCGCGGTGGACAGCCCGTGCTGCCTGCTGTGGTGCCCGTGGACGGGTCAACGGGGGTCGGCGAGGGGCAGAGGACCAGGGAAGCGTCTAAGACCGACCTGATGCGCGCCTGTGCTTACGCCCACGAGCACCACTTGATGCTGCGTTGCGGGCACTGCGGGTACGAGTCACTCAACTTTCAACGCGGCGCATCGGAGAATGCCCCGTGAACACAACGGGAAACCCGGTCGGGATGGTAGAATCAAACAAGAATCGGGGGGATTCATGAGCGAGCCGTACTACAGCGACGACACGGTGACGCTCTGGCATGGGGATTCGCTGGAAGTGCTCAGCGGCATGGCGGCCCAGTCGGTGGATTGTTGTGTCACGTCGCCGCCGTACTTCGGTCTCCGTGACTACGGCAGCGACGGGCAGTACGGTCTCGAAGCGTCACCCGCTGAGTACGTCGAAACCATGCGGGCGGTGTTCGCCGAAGTGCGGCGCGTGCTCGCCGGCGACGGGACACTCTGGCTGAACATCGGAGACTCCTACAGCGGGTCCGCGAAGAACCTGATGGGTATGCCGTGGCGGGTGGCGTTCGCGTTGCAGGACGACGGCTGGATCCTCCGCAACGCGATCATCTGGCACAAGCCCAACGCGATGCCCGAGTCCGTCACGGATCGGCTATCCACCCGGTACGAGCAGGTTTTCATGTTCTCCAAGAGCCGTCGCTACTGGTTCGACCTGGACCCCATCAGAGAACCGATCGTCTCCGAGCGGACCGGTGCTCTTTCGTGGGAACGCGACGCAGCGAAGGAACGCGACCTACCGGGGGCGCGAGTGCAGAAGCGGCCCGGGCGGACGTGGGACCAGAGAAAGGAAAGGGGAGCCCAGCCGCGGCGAGGTATCGACCCTGCCTCATCGGTAGGTGACAGCGACTTCGTGGCAGCGCCTCAAGGACGCAACCCTGGCGACGTCTGGACCATCGCGACGCAGCCGTTCCGCGAGGCGCACTTCGCGGTCATGCCAACGGCACTAGCCGAACGCTGCATCCAAGCCGGGTGCAAGCCATCCGGTGTCGTGCTCGACCCGTTCAGTGGCAGCGGCACCACGGGGCTAGCGGCCGGGAAGCACGGACACCCGTACGTCGGGATCGACTTGAACTCCGAGTACCTCGACCTGTCCCTGCGGACCCGGCTCGCGCAGGCGTCCCTTATTGACGGTGAGGCGTCATGACCGGCCGGTGGCATCGGCGGCTACCGATGCATTGTTTCGAGCCGAACAATCCCCATAACTGGCTGGTGTGGCGCGGACACACCCTGCTGTCGTGGTGGATGCCGTGGCACCCCTGGCAGGACTTCAGCGACTGGATAGGACGATGACCCAAACAGGAGACGAAATGAGCGGGGACGGCACCGATTCGCTGTGCGAGATCATGCACGACGCGTACGAGGCAGCTGCTGCTGGTTCTGGCTGGGTGACGAACCCGGCGAGCCGCAAGCCATGGGCCGACGTGCCGGAGGCGAACAAGGCAGCGACGTGGGCAGCGGTTTCTGCGCTAGTCGCCGCCGTCCGGGCTCAGATCGCAGCAGAGATCCTGGCTGACAAGTTTGCGGAGGTTCGCGTGCCCTCGAATCTCACCTGGAACATGGCGCTGGAATCAGCTGCCTGTGTCGCTCGTGGTGGTCAGCATGGCAAGTGACGACGCGGTCCAAGCAGCAGCGAAGGCGATCGAGGACCGCATCAGGATGTTCCCGAGCGGGTACCCCCATCTCGGTGGAGTCAGCCTATGGGGTGCGTCCTGCGCGGAGTTGGCGGTCGTAGCTATTGCCGCTGTCCGTCCTCTGATCGCTGCTGAGGCCCATGCCCTGGTGCTGCGTTTCGCCGGGGTGTACCACGCTGACAGTCCAGGGGCCATGGCTGACGACATCGCGGCCCGGATTGAACGAGGTGAGGACTTATGAGCAGGCCAACCGAGGACGACTACAACACGACGAGCAGCATCGTGAAGGCCAGGGCGGCGCACCGCTGCGACGGGTTCAATTGTCGGGGCTGGATCAGCAAGGGCGAGCGCTACCGCCGAATGGTGTGCTTCCCGGGGCACGATGCGAACGGCGGGACGCAGCCATGGGTTATGAGGCTCTGCGTGACCTGTCGCCCCATCGCCGCCGACAGCTGTAGCGGTAAGGATCGAGAGGGGTGGAGAGCAGTGAGCGGGGTTGGTGAATTGATTGACGCTGAGGCAGACCGACCCGAGCCGAACGACAGCGTGACAGCAGTGTGCGGGCGGACGTTCGATGACCACGAAACGATGCTCAGCCACGCTAACGACTGCGAGGATTGCAACTACGGCGAGACGGACCGACCATTGGAGCGGGACGCTGCACTGGCTGAGGTTGACCGGCTACGGGCCGACCGGGACGCCTACCGGACGCTCTACTACACCGAACTAGAACGCGCCAACAGTGTGAAAGACGATAAGCCAACGATCGTTGACGTGGTGCGGGTGCTGCGCGAGACATACGACGACTACGGCGTGGTGCTGTACCTGAAAGCGATGATCAACGGGTTGCGCGGGCCGCAGCCGAGCTTCGAGAAGGTGGCGCCGATCATCACCCCCGTCGAGATGATCCGCACCGGCCGTGTCGCCGAGCTTTACAAATTCGTTCAGCGGATCGAGGGCAGGTCGTGAGCATGGCAAGTGACGACGTGAAGATTAAAGCGATCGGCGACGACGGGTTTCGGCTGATCTACATCGACGGCGCTGGGCACCGTCAAGTCGTGGACCTGTACCTGAGGGAGTCGGAGACACGCCCCCATTTTTCCGTACTTGGTTCGGTGATGGTCTTTCTTCGGTCGCTGCTGATGGAGATCGACCGCAGCCGTGAATCTGTCACCGCCGTCCGGGCTGAGCGTGCTGCTGCGTTGGCCGCGCTCCAACGAGTCACCGACCTGTGCGACGAATACGACACGAGTTGCATCTGGACCCCCGACGTCCGTGCTGCTGTTGCTGTCCCCACAGGGGGCAACACAAATGAGTGACGACGAGAAGCGGGTCATTCCGTGGTGGAAGCCCGAGCCACTCGCGCCTGACTCTCCGATCCTGGCGAAGATGCGGCTTGCTCTCGGACTGTCCGAACACCCTCGGTCGGGGCTGTCTCCTAACCCGGAGGAACCCGAATCATGAGTGACACCTACCGCACTGACGTGGTGAAGCCCTTCTGTCCATGTGACACGGGGCTCCCGCAGGACTGCAAACCTGAGACGTGGCAGGGGGCGCACAGCCAGCGGCCTTGCCTGAACTGCGGCAAAGAGACCTACCAGCATCACGGCTGGACGCGGGGCTGCTACGGACTGGTTGCTGATTCTTCTACTGAACTGGAAGGACCAGAATGAGCGACGTTGAGTTCCGTTTGCAGTTGAAAGCCGGCGAGGTCGTCACGGATGAGTCGGTCGCTGGCCTGGTAGGGCAACACCACACCTACATGGGCGAACCGCATGAGTGTGTCGCCGCGCGCGTAGAAGGCGGATGGATTGAGTGGACACTCAGGCCCGCCGCTTCCGCCCTGGTTGGTGGTGAGCAGCCGGTCTGCTCAACTTGCGACGACGTCGGCGAGATCCGCATGGAAGCCCAGATCAGCGCGCCGGCGTCGGGCGGTTGGATCACATGTCCTGACTGCCGCGACCTGCCGGTGCGCCCGGTCGAGCACGACACGGTCAGTGGGGGTCAGCATGGCAACCCGGGGGTGTCGGGATGAGCGGCGAGGCGGCAGACATGAGCGGATGGATGGAAACCCCGCACCTGATCGCAGTGGACGCCAAGGGTTATGTCTGGCGCGCCTACTACGACGACGGGACGTGGTCGATGGCACCGGTTAACCCGGACAACAGCCCGATCCCGGAGCCGGTCACCTACTACGCGCCGGTTACCCACAAGACGCGGATCGAGCTTGCAACCTCGGGCAATCTCGAAACTACTTGGCGATGGGTCTGCATATGTGGGCAGTCGGCGCGCTGGGCAACACGGAAGGGTGCCAGCTACGGCGCTGACCAGCATGTCGCCGCCGCTGTGGTTGGTGGTGGTCAGCATGGCAAGTGACGACGCTCTGGTTGTGGTGGTGCGGGACATTCTAACGACGCACCCACGTAACCCGTACTTCGCTGACTCTGAAACCCCACGGGCCGTGATCGCCGCTGTCCGTCCTCTGATCGCTGCTGAGGCCCATGCTCTGGTGCTGCGTTTCGGTGGGGAGTACCACGCTGACAGTCCAGGGGCCATGGCTGACGACATAGCGGCCCGGATTGAACGGGGGGTCACCGATGGGAGCGTTTAGCGGCGGCGATCAGCTTCTCACGCATCCACTCGCCCACGGTCTGGCCGGCGTTCTCGGCGGCGGTACGGCACAGCGCGAGCTCGTCGTCAGTGAGGCGGATGTGTACGGCGTTGCTGCGCGGGTTGTCGGATCTCGGCCTGCCGGTCCTGGGGCTCATGCCGTCACTATAGCGGATACAGAAAGATGCGCGGTAGGGGTTGTACCCAAAGACTTAAGCGGATACGATAAGTGCATGACAACGACAGCCACCACAGAGACTCGAATCGGCACATGCTCCCGCTGTGGAACAACGCGCACGATCCTCGGAGCAGCCCGTTACCTGTCCTGCACTGTATGCGCGAACAATCCGTCGCTGCTTGCCGAGCGGGATGCTTTCCTCTCCGAATACCCAGAGGGCTACTTCCCAATGGGAGTGCTGAACATGGTCAAGGTGAGCGGAAAACTTGGTAAGCGTGAGTGTGACGAGGCGTGCACCTCGGCGACTGGCCCGGCGTGCACCTGCAAATGCTCAGGCCGTCACCACGGCGCAGCGTGGGTCGCATGAACGAGTCGGATCGAGAGGGGGCGGTATGACACAGACACCGCTCGGCCCGACGATGGGCTGTATCGCCCCGGACTGCGCTGCCGACACGTGGCCCGATGAGGATTGGCTGATCATCGACACCCCCGTCGGCCCGTTCGAGGTGCTCATGTGCGACGCGCATTACGCGCAGTACACCGCGGGCACGTTCAACCCGACGGGTAACAGTTGGGCCCGCGCGGTCGAGATGGTCAACACCCACCCGGTGGTCCACCGTGGCTGACGACATAGCGGTAAGGATCGAACAGGGAGTTACTGAATGACCGACGAGATCGAAATGCCTTGCGAGTGCAACCGCTGCGGCGGCGTATGGGATCTCAACTCGACCTACCCGGACCCGCGTGACCGGAGCGCGGTTGTCTGCCCACCGTGCCGGAGCGACATCCTCCGAGACAGAGAAGACGACCAGGCAGAGGAGCAGACCAATGGATGAGTTCGGTGAAGAGCGGAAGTTCTACGTCTGGCCAACCGATCACGAGGACGGCGAGCCGTACCCAGATGACTTCTACGAGAAGGTGACTGAGGCGTTACGCGTCGCTGGCTTCGATAGCGAGAGCTGCTGATGAGCGGGATGACTAGCGGCGGCTATTCCGAGCAACCAGCCGAAGAAGCCGAGGATGAGGATTACATGACCGCACTCATGGAAACCGAACCGGAGCAGGGACTCTGCCCGAACTGTGGCGACGCTTATCTGATCACTAACGAATGGTCTAACGCATCGCTCTGTTCGCCGCGATGCGTCACGGAGTACCTCCGTTACGTCGATGCGCCTTGGGGTACCCGATGAGCGGCGAGGTAACGCCAGGGCCGTACAACGGCGAGGAGATGAAGAATGGCTGACCTAGACAAGCCACATGTCGAGATCGTGCATGACGACGATCTAGGGACGATCGCCCAGATCACCCATCCAGACGGGACCGTCGTCACCGCTGCCGACCTGATGATGAGTACTGCGCTGTGGGGGTCGGCATCCGTCGACGTTGGTGCAGGCGGCGTGCTGTCCAACTTTCAGGCACCGGCCGTTCGTCGCCTTCCCTTCTGCTGCCCGGCTGTCCCCACAGAGGAGGAAAACCCGTGAGCCTGCCCTACCGTTGGCGACCCGACGGTGCCCGATGGTCCTCCGAACCGGTCAAAGCTGGTGACATACTCGCCCGCGATCACAAGGCATGGCGCGTCATCGAAGTGAAAGAACGACCCGAGGAGTTCTGGACCGACGCCGACCGTAAAGCGATGGCTTCCCGTCGGAACCCGATCAAACCCAGCGCCATCGTCATACGCCCGGTTGAGATCACCCGCGACGACCCCCGTTCCCGCGACCACGACGTGCACCTCAGGTACGGCGGCGAGATGCAGGGCCGCGAATACCAGTACCTGTTCGTCTACCCCAACAAGCATTACCCGGTGTGCGCGGAATGCCACGAGCCGCTGCCGTGCCGGGATCAGATGGCCGAACGGATCTCAACCGCTGCCGGTGTGGACATGGCCCGCTATGAGTTGGCCGGCGTTTGCCCGGCATGCGGGGAAGTGGTGACCCACCGGCAGAGCAAGCAGACGTGGCCCGACAATGCCGTCATCCCAGCAGGCCCGCCCGTGACGTTCCACCTCCGGACGCGATGCAGGCCGTCAGCCGCGAGGTACGAGAAGCAGTGGGTGGCGCTCGACCCGGAACGACGCAGGGCGGTCCTGTCCTGCACAGGTCACGTGATCAACCACAACGACGGCACCTACCAGTGCACCGAACTGACCGAATGCCCCGGACCCGTCGCGGAGCACACCAGCCACTCCGTGTGCCGCTGTCCTGACTGCCACGCCCGCGGACCGTTCGACTGCTACCCGTCGCCGAATGCTTTCAACCAAGCACTGTCTACCCCGTCCGTCTCTTCTGGGGTTGCTACCGGGGAGGACAACACAAATGAGTGACGACGAGAAGCGGGTCATTCCGTGGTGGAAGCCCGAGCCACTCGCGCCTGACTCTCCGATCCTGGTGAAGATGCGGCTTGCTCTCGGACTGGCCGAACGCCCTCCGTCGGGGCTGTCTTCTAACCCGGAGGACCCGAATGGCGATCGCTGACTTCCTGCTCGCAAGGATCGCTGAGAGGGAAGATTCAGCGCTGCGATGGCACGACGGGGAATGCGACTACCTCGCCGTCAACAGCGCCGCCGACCTAATGATGGGGGCACAGGTACCCGGCGCTTTCTGTGATTGCGGCGGACCCGGGCGTGTTCTGTCGGATTGCGATGCTCAGCGGAGAATCGTAGAGGCGATTTCGGAGGCAGCGACAGATCTGCGCATGGTCGAACCCGAACATGGTGACACCCTGCGACGTCTGTCTGACAGCCTCGCAACTGAACGCCAGTGGTATCTCCGTCTGCTCGCCCTGCCGTACTCAGACCATCCTGACTTTGACGAGGCGTGGCGTCCGTGACTTATCGCTGTTCTTTCTGTCCTGTCTCTTCTGTGGGTGAACACGTCTACCCGCTGAGGGGTTCTGTTGTGGTGGTTTTGTTTTGCGAGCGTCACCGACCGAAAGGCAACACCCGATGAGCGCACGCCTGAAGTATTTCGTCGTCTGGTTCCTGGACGAGCTGGATAACCTCCTCGACCACGCCCCGACGTGGGAGCGGGTCGACGGGAAACTGAAGCACTTCCGCGGCGGTTGGGGATGCCGCATGGGTCTGGCCGGACGCGGGTTCGCCCTTGCTGAGCGTTGGGACGTACACCTCCCCGTAGCCACCCGATGCCAGTGGTGCGGCGAGTCGTTCACTGAGGAGACCCGATGAGCAAGAGATCCCGCGGCGACTACCTCGCTGACCTGGCCGACCTCGTCCGGGAACTGACCGAACCCCGCACCCACGAAGAAATGCGGGAAGAAGTCCTACAGAAGGTCGGGAAGAAACGGACGTGGGTGCGGGAGAAGCACATCACCACCCACCCATCACTGCTCCAGTCGCTGATGAACGCCCTCACCCCCGGTGTCACCGGTGATTCGCTGGGCGGCGCGGGGTTCGAGTCCCGCCCCGCCGCTGACCTCGAACCGCTGCGGGTGTGGACGCTGATCCGGGACCAGACCGCGTTCTGGTGCGCCCGGCTCCACATCGAACGGAAAACGCTCACCGGTGCCCTCGCCGGCCTCGTCTCCGCCAACCATGATGATCAGCAGCTGGAGCAGATCGTCCGCGACGTCGAAGCGTGGGTCCGCCAGGCGAAGCAGGCAACAGGGTGGGAAGCTGCGCCGTTCACCCTCGGCGACCGCTGCCCCGACTGCCGCCGCCGCAACTGCCTAACCGTGTCCGGTGACCTCACCTACGTCCGCTGCAGTTCATGCGAACGGGACTGGCCCACGGAAATGATCGGACTGCTGGGGCAGATGCTGGAGCAGAACCGCACACAGGAAACCGTCGGGGTCCGCTGCGCCTCGATGACCGAGTCGGATGCCTGCTACCTCGTCGCTTCGCATAAGGGTGAGCATCGCGGCCCGACCGGACGGTATTGGCTGGACGTATCCGCAGCGTCCTGACGCGACACGCCGCACGGGGCTGTGCTTGCGTTAAGCGAAAAGTTCACGCAAACTGTGCGTGGACAACTTTGTCCGAAGCGAAGCCACCTACCTAACCGGTCGGTGGCTTTCGTCATGTTCGGAGGCTTCCATGGCCGACGTCGACCAGCAGGAATTGGCTAACCTACATCTCCGCCTAGAGCGGGCACGCGCCCTTCACCTGCATGATCTGGCGTTGGACATCCTCCGAGCTATCGCCGAGTTGGAACACCCCGATGCGTGACCTGACCGTCATCGAGGCGGAACTGCGCTGGGCCGCGATGGATCTCCGCAAGGCGTGGGGCGAGACGAACGAAGTCGCGTTGGAAACCATCCGTACCCGCGAAGACCGCCTGATCGAGGAATGGCAAGCCGCGCGGGTCACGCCGATCACGGCCTGAGACAAGCCAAAGGTGGACAAACCATGCCGGAACTGGGCGCATTCGGTGTGGTGAGAACCAACGGCCTCGCAGCGTGGCTGATCCGCTTCGGCACCCACTCCAAGGTGAACCACGCATTCATCTACGTCGGCGACGGGCGGATCATCGAAGCCCAACCCGGTGGCGCGATCGAATCCGACGCCTCGAAATACCCGGACGCGATCTGGTCCAACCTGTACCTACCGGACGTGAAACGGGTCGAGATCGCAGCGTGGGCGAAGCAGCAGATCGGCGTCCCCTACGGCTGGCCCGACATCGCAGCGTTGAGCCTCGCCTGCCTCGGCATCAAACCCGGGTTCATCGCACGGCGCATCGAACGCATGGACCGCCTCATCTGCTCCCAGCTCGCGGACAAGGCTTACATGCTGTCCGACGTCCACCTGTTCCAAGACGGCCGGCTACCCGGACAAGTCACACCCGGCGACCTCCTCCACCTAATCCAAACCCCCTAACCCGAAGGACCTCCTCATGGCTAAATGGCACATCCACATGGTTGACGGAACCTCCACTCAGGTTGAGTGCGAGAGCATCGTCGTCGGGGGTAACCCAGGCAATGTCAGGACCGTCCCGGAGGGGTTCCTCGCAGCGGTCCTAGCGTCGGGCGAGACAGCGATGTTCATCCCGCGGGAACAGCTGTTGTACGCCAAGAAGATCGACTCAGGGTCCATAAGTGTGCAGGTGCAGGGCGCGAACGGTGTCCAGGTCGGCAAGCAGATCGCTGCTGAGTTGGAGAGGTATTACAGCAACGGCGGTCGCAGGCCATGACCCTTGACCTTTCCACTATCTTGGTGATCCTCGCCATCGTCTGCCTCATCGTGTGGCTAGCACGCAGGTAGATGCCATGCCCAAGGCACGCCTGACCTGCCACCTACCAGGATGCGACACCACCTTCATCCGCTACTGGTCACCCGGCACACCCACACCGAAGTACTGCACCGCCGCACACAGCAGCCAAGCCCAGCGCTCTGGCAAACCACCCCGGAAAGCGTTCGCCAACGTCCAGCGCCGCAGCAGCGCACGACGTGGGTACGGCGAAGACCACAAGCGGGAACGGGAACGGCGCCTCGAACTCATGCACGACGGTGACGCATGCTGCCGCTGCGCTCGACCCATGTACCACACCCAGCCGATCCACCTGGACCACAACGCCACCCGCACCGGCTACCTCGGCCTAGCGCACGCCCGCTGCAACATCGTCGCAGGAGCACGAGCGGGAGCCAAGGCCAGCCAGTCCACCACGGGCACGAAGCGATGCGCCACATGCGGCCGAGCGTTCCGACCATGGACACCAGGGCAGACCAAATGCAGCCACGCCTGCCGGAGGCCGACATGCTGACCGTAGTCACCGGACCGCCATGCTCAGGCAAGTCAACCTACATCCGTGGCCACGCCCATGCAGGCGACATCATCATCGACCTTGACCGCATAGCCCTGGCCCTCACGACCGAGGACACAGCCCACCACGAGTACAGCCAACACGTCCGCTCAGCAGCACGAGCAGCCAGGAACGCCGCCGTCAACTACTCCCTGGCAATCTCGAAAAACCACCCCAGCATCCACGCATGGATCATCGACTGCGCCGCCCAACCCACAGCACGAGCCGGCTACCGCAAGCTCGGCGCAACCGTCGTGAAGCTCGACCCAGGCATGACGACGTGCCTGGGTCGAGCCGAGGCGGAGAGGCCACCGCAGGTCACACAGCTCATTCGGGCCTGGTACGCCGCCCAGCGGTGAGTATGGGCTCAATGTCCGAAGAGGATCGTGGAACCGACCACCTTCCTCACTCGCCAGCCGCACTTTTTCTCCCCCCGATGTCGGCTAGGGGGGTCGCGCGCGGATAGGAGGTGTGTCGTGGGCTACGTACTTGATCAGACCGACAGATCGATTAAGGCCGCGACCGACGACAAGACTCTCGACCCTGATGTCAGCGCGGGCCCTGTCGCTGCCCTCCGAGAGCTGGCTCGGCGGATCGATGCGGTGAGTGACCCCGCACTTGATGCGGAGGTTCGGGCCGCGCTCATGTCGAAGGACAACGTGACGCTTCCGACGTATTTGAAAGCTTGCGCTGAGTTGCGGTTGACGCCGGCGAGCCGGCTTGGGCGGCAAGAGGAAAGGCCGGAGGCACCCGTTGGCAAGCTCGGCAAACTCCAGTCGATCCCTCGTCCGGCCTAAGCGTTACGGGTCGGAGGTTCCGCGGGTCTTCACACCACCGCTGCGGAAGTTGACGACGAAGACGTCGCTGGGGTTCGCGGTTATCGAGTTCGCGGAAACGGTTCTCGAGATGGAACTGTTTCCGTGGCAAAAATGGCTGCTGATCCACATGCTGGAGTTGCTACCAGACAATTCGATGCGGTTCCGGACCGTGCTGATTCTCGTGGCTCGGCAGAACGGCAAGAGCACCCTTTCCCAGGTACTCGCCCTGTGGTTCATGTACGTCTACCACGTGGCGCTGGTCTTGGGCACGGCCCAAGACTTGGACGTTGCCGAGGAGATTTGGCAGGGCGCGGTAGATCTGGTCAAGGAAGTAGACGAGTTCGACCAGCCGATCCGACCTGAACTGTTCGAACTGCTCGAGAAGACCGTCCAGACCAACGGCAAGCGAGCGATGGTCCTCAAGACCGGTGAGCGGTACAAGGTCAAGGCGGCAAATCGGCGCGCTGGCCGTGGGCTCTCGGGTGACCTGATCCTGCTCGACGAACTGCGTGAGCATCAGTCGTGGGAAGCCTGGGGCGCAATCACCAAGACGACCATGGCGAGGGCGCACGCGCTGATTCTGGCGCTGTCCAACGCTGGCGATGCGACGTCGGTGGTCCTCGAGTACTTGCGGAAGATGGCCCACGCCGCGATCGGCGACCCGGACGGCATCAACTCTGAGATCGAGGCCAGCGAACTACTGCCGGCTGATGACGACGTGGACATCGAAGTCGAAATCGACGACGAAGACACCCTGGCGTTGTTCGAGTGGTCAGCGCCGCCGGGCTGCGACATCAACGACCGTGACGGTTGGGCGATGGCTAACCCGTCACTGGGCCACGCGAACGGGATCGCTGAGAAGACGATCGCCTCGGCAGCACGGACGGACCCGGAACCGGTGTTCCGGACGGAGGTTCTGTGCCAGTGGGTTGAGAACCTCGACCCGTGGCAGGTGATTAGGCAGCAGGCTTGGAACAACATCTGTGACCCTGATGCGGTTCTGGAGGAGAACTCGCCAGTCGTGTACGCCGCGGGTATTGATGAGGAGCGCGGCTGGGGATCGATCAGCAGGGCAGGCCATACGGCCGAAGGGCACACGCTCGTGAGCCTGATTGACCGTCGCCCCGGCACTGGGTGGATGGTCGACGCCCTGTCTGGACTGTCGTCGGGGTCATACTCCGGAGATGTCGTTATAGACGACCACGGGCCTGCCGGGTCTCTGATTACCGCCCTGGAAGCTGCCGGTGTTCCCGTCGTCACAACGTCGACTCAGGAGTTCGCGCAAGCGTGCGGGCAGTTCTACGACGGGGTCACGGCGGAAGTGCCAACCATTCGGCAAGTCGGCCAGCCGGAACTGGCCACCTCGCTCGGCGGTTCCCAATGGCGGCCACTGGGAGACGCCCGGGCGCTCGCCCGGAAGGGGTTACGCGTTGACCCCGAACCGATCATCACCTGCGCATTGGCGGCGCGCGGATTAGCGGTGCAGTTCGCTTCATCGTCCGCATCCGCCTACGTCATCTGAACCAACCCAACTTTCGAGGAGCAGAGATGCGTGTTTCCGTTGCCCTGTTCCTCATCAGCCTCCTAGGAATGGAAGCCGGTGCCGCGCTCGTCGGCTTGTGGTGCGTCGGCGTCTCCCTGATCGGCTGGTCTGCCGCTCTCGGCGCGTACGCGTTGCTGCGGAACGTACCCGACAAGCATGTCGCCAAGGACGGGTCGGAGGAGCAGCACTTCATCCGTGAAGTGATCGCTCACAAGGTCGGTACTGCGGCGTGAGACTTGTCGATAAGTTCGCCCGCCGGTACGGGTCGACTTTCTGGGAGGGCGAAGCGTCGGGCGCGTCGGTGTTGACGACGTCGTACGGTTCAGCGAATCGCGAAGCGATTCTCCCCAATTTGGCGTCGTATGCGATGGGTGCCTACCGGGATAACGGGATCGTGTTCGGTGCGATCCTCGCCCGGCTCATGCTGTTCAGCGAAGCCACGTTCCAGTTCCAAGACAAGAACGACAAGCACCTGTTCGGCAAGAACGACGCGGGCGGCTTGCCGAAACTGGAAACCCCTTGGCCGAACGGCACTACGGGTGAATTGCTGGCGCGGATGATCCAGGACGTCGACCTAGCCGGTAACGCCTACATTTGGGACGCTGGCCCCCAACTGGTGCGGCTCCGACCCGATCAGGTGACGATCGTGTCGAAGGAAACCGATGCTGGTGGCGGCCGGAAGTACCGGGAAGTGGTCGGCTACTACTGGGACCCGACGTCCCCCCCGAACTCCCCGACCCCGTCCGATGATGCGCAGTACTTCGACGTTGCGGAGATCGCGCACTGGTCACCGATCCCCGACCCCTACGCGAACTTCAAGGGCATGTCGTGGATGACGCCGATCATCCGTGAGGTCACGTCGGATACGGCGATGACGGAATACAAGCTGAAGTACCTGCAAAACGCGGCGACCCCGAACATGCTGATCAAGTACAAGCAGAAACTGCTGCCGGAAACGATCGACTCGCTGCGGGATCGTATGCAGGCAAGGTACGGCGGGGTGGACAACGCGTTCAAAACGCTGATCTTGGATCAGGGCGCTGACACGACGATCGTCGGGAACTCGCTCGAGCAGATGAACTTCACCACCGTCCAAGCCGCGGGCGAGAACCGGATCCTCATCGCCTCCGGTGTGCCTGGGATCGTCGTCGGCTCCAAAGAGGGCCTGATGGCCGCCACCTATTCGAACTATCAGCAGGCGATGCGCCGATTCTCGGATATCACGATGCGCCCGCTGTGGCGTTCTGCGTGCGCGTGCCTGTCGTCGATCATCACCGTCCCCCCGGGGGCGCGGCTGTGGTTCGACGTTTCCGACATCGCGGCGTTGCGCCAGGGGGAGAAGGAAGCGGCGGACACGATGCTGGTCAAGGCCAACGCTGCTGCCGCGCTCACGAGGTACGGGTATGAGCCGGCTTCGATCATTGTCGCGTTGGAAGCGTCTGACATGACCCAGTTGAAGCACTCGGGAATATCCATCGACATTTTGAACGCCGTCCCCCGGGCGGCGCCGCATGCCGTGGAACTCGCCAACCCGGACGGCCCCAACAACGCCACGCCTGGCGACACCAATGTCCCGATTTAGGAGATGGAAATGACCGCTGCGCAGGAAGCCGAACTGGGCATCATGCCGTCGCTGTTCATGCGGTCATTCCCGCTCGAGGACATCCACATCACCCGATCCGGAGACGGTCGGACTGTCGAGGCGTACGCCGCCGTGTTCGATGTCGAAGCGGAAATTCAGGACTTCGAGGGCCACTACAACGAGGTCATCGACCGGACGTCGTTCAATCGGGCCATCAGCCACGCCAAGCCCCAAGGGCAGCGTTCGAACTGGAACGTCGGCGTCTTCTACAACCACGGCATGACCATCCACGGCACCCCCTCGGATCGAGGTTCGATGCCGATCGGGACCCCGGTCGACATTCGCGCGGAGTCCCGGGGACTGTTGACGGTCACCCGGTACAACAACAACCCGTTGGCTGAGGAAACCCTCGAGGCGATCCGCTCCGGGTCTGTCCGGGCTCAGTCGTTCACCGGCCGCATCGTGCGCTCCACCCCTGCCCTGTCCCGTGCGCAGATGCGTAACGGTGGACACAGGGCCACATCAGACGGCACGTTGACCACCGTTCGCCGTATGGAACTCGGTCTACGTGAATACGGCCCGACGCCGATGCCCGCCTACCAGGATGCTGCGATCCTCGGCGTCCGCTCCATTTCAGACTTGCGTGCCCTGCGCGCATTGCTCGCCGCCACTCCCGAACTCGTCGACGAAATCGACGACCTGACGGACCCGGTTGTCGAGCTTGGCACGGCCCCCAATGAGGCCCCCGCCGCCGACAACCCGCCCACCCCCGACGGTGAGCACTTGAACCGGCACACCCCCCTGCAGCGCCGCATACAGGCGGCGCTGCGAGCAAGAGGAGTCGTGCTAGATGAAGCTGAACGAAATCGAGGCTGAGCTTGTCGCCATCAGGGCGCAGCTGAAGGAACTCGAATCCAACCCGTCCGCTGATGAGGAATCCGACGGCGACGCTGTCGACACCCTCATCGCCCGCCACGATGAACTGGACGCACTCGCCGTCCCGCTGCGTGAGCGGATGGACAAGCTCGCCGCTATCCGATCCACCGCGAAGATCGCGGTGAACGTGGAGCGCACCACCCCCAACTTCGGCAACGACATCAACGTCGCGCCGGAAGATCGCGACCCGTTCGCCGATTTGGACGCGGTCCGTACCGGCATCGTCCCGCGCAGCGAACTGAAGGCACGGGCGTTGAACGCGATCGAGCGTTCCGCGAAGCTCGGCCAGTTCGGCGGCACCGATGGTGACGACCGGGCAGAGGCCGCCACCCATCAGGTGCAGGATGACTTCCTCGGTGGCATCAGCCGCCACATCCTGCAGACCGGGTCCGATGAGTATCGGGAGATGTTCGACCGGTACGTCCAGGACCCGCAGGGCATGGCTGCTCGTGCCGCGCTGTCCCTGACGTCCGCGAACGGCGGCTACCTGTTGCCGTACGTGCTGGACCCGACGATCGTCCTGACGAACAACTCGTCAGCGAACCCGTGGCGTCGAATCTCGAACGTGAAGACCACGTCGAGCAACGCGTGGCAGGGTGTCAACTCGGCCGGTGTCACATCCGCATGGCTCGCTGAAGGTACGGCAGCCGCGGACGCAACCCCGACCGTGGGTCAGATCCAGATCACCCCGAAGAAGGCTTCAGCCTGGGTGTTCGGTTCCTACGAAGTTTTGGCGGACACGGACTTCGCTCAGCAGCTCCCGTCGCTGCTGGCTGATTCCCGTGACCGTCTGGAAGAGGCAGCGTTCGCCACCGGCAACGGTACGACCGCCCCGAAGGGTGTTTTGACTGCGGCCACCACTACGGTGACCACGGCAACCACCCTCGTCTACGCGATCGCGGATGTTTACGCGACGCAGCAGGCGCTTCCCCCGCGGTTCCGGAACTCCGCGTCCGCTGCTTGGGCCATGAACGTCGCGTACATCAACAAGACCCGGCAGTTCGACACTGCCGGCGGCGCATCGTTCTGGACCAACCTGGGCAAGGGCCAGCCGGAAACCCTGCTGGGCGCCCCGATCCTGGAGTCGTCCACCATGTTCGGCAGCACTCAGGCTGTCAACTCGCTGCTCGCCGTGTTCGGTGACTTCAGCCAGTACATCATCGTCGACCGTGTCGGCGTGTCCCTCATTTACGAACCCCTCGTCAAGGACCAGGCGACCGCGTTGCCGACTGGTCAGGGCGGTTGGTTCATGTTCTGGCGGACCGGCGCTGACGTCGCCACCCCGAACGCGTTCCGGGTCCTGAAGGGCCTGTAACCAACTGGTGCAGCCCTGCCCACACGGGTGGGGCTGCACCGGCTCACTGTTCACGATTTCTCAAGGGAGATACCGATGTCCGTCTATCAGGCCACGCAGTCGTTCCACACGGTTCGTGAGGACGGCGCGGAAGAGTTCGTCCCGAAGGGGAAAGTTTTCCCCGACACCCACCCGTATGTGCAGCGGGACAAGACCGGGGTGCTGTTCGAGGAACTGAACTTCGAACCCGCCCCCGCCGTGAAGCCCGCCCCGCCCGCGAAGGCGATCTGACCGTGTCTGACTACATCCAGTCCGTCCCGGACGTCATGAGCCACGACGCCGGCAACGACGACAAGATCGCGAACGGAGTCATCGAGTCGCAGCAGGTAGCCATGGACCGACTGGTTGAACTCCAATCGGACCTGTACGGGACCGGGTCGACCGTCGGTGACGTTGTGCCGATGCCACCCGCGCAGAATTTCGCCACCGCCGCCTCGGCGGGGGAAATGATCGACCTCAAACCCGAACCGTTCAAAGGACTGTGACCGGCATGTCTGGACTTGCTGAACCGAACGACGTGATCGCGAACCAGCAGCCCGCATCCTCCGTCGACATTCAAGCCCCGCAGCAGGACTTGTCCGGTTTACTCGCTGGGGCGATGGGGGAATCGGCCGGAAGGCAGGCGTCGTCCGAGTCGATCCTGAACACCCCCGCGGGTTTCGGGGACATGGTGGTCACTTCGGGGACTTCCCCGGACTGGCCCACCGACGTCCGCCCGTAACCCCATCCAAGCAAAGAGGGAGGCCTAGCTGATGCCGCGCTATCCGCTGGGCCAATCGATCCGTCAAAAGACGACCGTTTTCGACGCGTCGGGGGCACTGATCACCCCGGCGACGTGCACGCTGACGGTGCAGAAACCCGACGCGACACAGATCGTCTACTCAACGCCCACCGTCGACTCGACCGGACAGTTCCACCAAGACATAGCCATGGCCGACGTGACACAGGTAGGCCACTACCAGGGCGTGTGGGCAACCACCACCCCGTGGACCGTAAACACGACCGAGTTTGATGTGTTCGACCCGTTCGAGGTCGCCCTGCTCACGTTGCAGGATGCGAAGCTGGCCGTGAACATCCCCGCATCGAACACGACCGATGACGTCGAGATCATCGCCATGATCGCCGGTATCGAATCGGCGATCGAGAAGGCTACCGGCGGCCCGGTCGTGAACCGGCAGGTCGTGGAACGTTGCGAAGCAACCCACGGGATGACGGCGATGCTGGTCCGGAAACGTCCCCTCGTGTCCATCCAGTCGATCGTTGACGTTTCCTCGGGTGCGTCCCTGACGTTGACGGACCTCGACATTGACTCGAACTCGTGCGTGATCCGCAGGAAGCTGCGGCTGCCGTTCCTGTCCTGGGGTCCGTACTACACGGTGACCTACACCGCCGGCTGGGGTACAGCCGTACCGCCAGCCCTGCAGACCGCCGCGCGGATCATCCTGCAGTACCTGTGGGAGTCCCAGCGGGGCGGCAACGGGCATCCGATCATGGGCGGCGATGAGACGGTCCAGGTTTACGGGATGCCGTTCGCGATCCCGCAGCGCGCCGCGTTCATGATGGAACCGTTCGTTTCCGAGGCGTACGTGTGACCACCACCGCCGTACCTCACGTCATCGACTATCTGGTGGCAGCAGCGACAGCCAGCACCGCACTGGGCGCAGCAACCGTTGACCCGGTGACCGTATACGACGGGCCCGTCGTGCTAGACCAGTGGCCGCCGTTGTGCCTGTGGATTGGTGTCCCCGTCGAGTGGGTCCTGCAGATGACCGTCGACAACCCGATCGCCGCTACCTCAACACAGGATTGGGTTGGGCCGGGGAACCGGTTGCGCGACGAAGACCTTTCCATTAACTGCGTCGCTGAGGCGTGGTACGGCGGGACCGATATCGCGATCGCCCGGAATTCTTGCGCCTCGATCATGGCCGCTGTTGAAGACATGACCCGTATCAACGCGAATGCGTCCGGGACGGTCCTATTCACCAAACCCGGCGTGACCGGCGCGACGTGGCATCAGCAGAACACCACTAAGGGCGCCAGGGTTCTCATCTCGTTCGCGTTCACCTGCTTCGCCCGGATCGGCTCCTAACAACCACCAACCCCTTTTTCAGCCCCGCGAGTCGTGGGGTTTACCGGTGCTGCCCACACAAGGAGAAACCCCCATGGGAAATGTTACGAACGCAACCGACGAGGAACTGGAAGTGCGTCCCCTCCGCTGCATCCTGAAGCCGGGGGAGACGGTCGACGTGGACGACGACACCCTGTCCGCGCATCAGTTTGCGTACCCGAACTTCCTGGTCAACGGCCGGAAGCGTGTCGGGCCGTTCGAGGACGTGTCCGACTACTCGGACCCGAAGTACCTCGACTCTGAGACCCCGGCCGCGCCGGTGAGAAAGCCCATCCCTGCGCCGGTTGTTCCGGCCGACCCTGAAGTGACGGAGTAACCCAATGCCATTCGGTAGCGGTTTGAGCGGCCAGTTTATGACTGTGCCCGAAGCAACGGTCGGTACCGCGGTGACGGTGACGACGGGGTATGAGATTCTGTCGGAGTCGTTCGCGTACAACCCGACGTTCCTTGAGGGGCAGGGGTTGAAGGCTGGGCAGGCCTATCCCCGCGCCTCGCGGTCGATCACGTCCCGGGTGGATGTGAATGGCGGGATGACGTTGGAGCACGGCGATCGGGGTCATTACGGTCTGCAGTGGAAGCATGCTCTCGGGTCGGCTATCTCCGCGCCGACTGTGGTGTTGGGTACTGCTCAGAAGCAGATCCACACCCCCGGTATCAAGACTGGCTTGTCGCAGACGGTGCAGGTTGGCCGGCCGCAGACGAACGGCACCGTCACCCCGTTCACGTACAACGGTGTGAAGACCACTGACTGGTCGTTCACCTGTTCGGACAATGCGATCGCGCAGTTGGCGTTGACGTGCGACGGGTGGAACGAGTCCACGTCAATCGGCTTGGCGACCGCTGCCTACACGGCGAATGTGCAGAACTTCACGTTCAAGGACGCGACGAACTTCAAACTCGGCGGCACCGCGACCACTTCCGCGGGTGAGACGACTATCGCTTCGGGTGTTTCCGTGGCGTCGATCGTTCGGGGTATCACCATCAACGGCACCACCCCCATGCGGGTCGACGGCTACGGCCTGGGTAACGCGGGGATCAAGAAGGAGCAGTTGGAGAACGCTTTCCAGATGATCTCCGGGTCGCTGGATATGGAGTTCTCGTCCCTGTCGGAGGTGTACGCCTTGTTCAAGGCGGGCACTTACACGGCGTTCCAGTTGGATTTCAGCCACTTCGACCTCGCGGGGTTGGACGCTAACGCGGTCGCCTCCGGGCCGAACCCGTATCTGCTGAGTTTCATCATCCCTGCGGCGAAGTTCAAGTTGGCGCAGCCGCAACTGGCCGGCCCGGACATCGTGAAGATGAAGGTCGACTTCACCGCTTACGACGATGGGACGACCAACCCAGTGTTCCAGGTGAAACTCGTTTCCACCGACTCGACCCTGTAATGGCTAACGGGGGTGGGGCGGTAACGCTCCACGTCCAGTCGAAGGATCTGCAGGCGCTGTTCGCGGCGGCGAAAGCCGCGGAGGGAACGTTGCAGGTCGAGTTGAGGCGTGGGGTGCGGGAGGCGGCGTTACCTGCTGTGCGGGCCGTACAGGAGGCCGCGTCCTGGTCTCCCCGTATCTCCGCCGCGGTGAAGGCGAAACCGTTCTTCACCGCCAAACGGGCGGGGGTGACGATCGTCGTCGACGCGTCACGGGCGCCCGAAGCTCGACCGCTCGAGCATGGCGGTGAAGGTGGCACATTCCGCCACCCCGTCTACGGGACGAAGACGTGGGTTGACCAGCCAGCGCAACCGTTTTTCTATGCCTCCATCGAACGGTCTGTGGAGGTTGAGATCGCTATGCGCGCCGTCATGGCGCGGGTGGCCTACAAACTGGGGTTTAAGTGAAACTGCAAATCGGGGATAAGCAGTATGACTATCAGACGGCGGCGTTCAAAGCCCCGTTGACCCGGCTTATGGAGTTGAAGACCGCGGGTGGTGTCGGCCCCCGGTCGATCCGCAAAATGATTGTCGACATTTTCGGCGCCGAGTCGGATGAGGTTCGGGAGGAGATCCAGGACGACGTTGCCACGATGTTGGCGATGCAGTCGCTGGTGTTCCTCTGCTACCGGCTCGACGACGACACCACCATCGGGTTCAACGACATCGCCGTCGGATACAGCGACCTCGCTTGGATCGTGGAGGACGGCGACGTTCCTGATGCACCGGACCCTACGACGGCGACGCCTGGAGATCAGACGCCGCCATCAGACGAGACCGTGAACGAGCCCAAACCGAACGCGCCAAAGCGACCGCCACGTACGTCGAAGACGTCGAAGAGTCCGTCTACACCCACATCCTGACCGTGTCCTGGATGTGGCCCGGGATAACGCCATTCAACGTGTGGGACCTGCCTTACGACATGTGGCAGATGTACGCCACCGCAGCCGCGGAAATCGAAGAGAAACAAGCTCAGGGGGGTAGAAGTGGCGTCCAAGTCCCTGAGCTTCCTCCTGTTCGGTGAGGACGTCACTGCCTCGAAAGCATTCGCGAAGGTAGCGAAGTCGGCTGAGGTTGCGGACGGGCAGATCAAGAAGGCATTCGGCGGCGGGTCGCTCCTAGCTATCGGTGCGCTCGCTGGTGGTCTGGGTTTGGCCGTGAAGGGCGCCGCTGACTATCAGACTGCGATGACCCGCCTGGTTACGGCTGGTGGTGAGTCGGAGAAGAACCTCGCGTTGGTGTCCAAGGGTGTTATGGCGGTGTCGTCCGCGACTGGCACCGGTTTGCATGCTGCTGGTGACGCGATGTACTACATCGAGTCGGCTGGGTTCCACGGCGCTAAGGGCCTCGCGGTGTTGAAGGCCGCTGCGCAGGGCGCGAAGGTTGAAGGCGCTGACACGAAAGTCGTCGCTGACGCGCTGACCACGGCGTTAACTGACCTCGGCAAGCACGCGGGGCCTCCTGCTGTGGTCATGTCCCAGTTGGTGGAAACGGTCGCGCACGGCAAACTGACGATGGACGCTCTGGCGGGGTCGCTGCATTCAGTCCTCCCAAACGCGTCCGCTATCGGGATCTCCTTCGGGCAGGTCGCCGGTGCGATCGCGACGATGACCGCGCAGGGTATCTCAGCGGATCAGGCTACGCAGAACTTGAACCACGCCATCCTGTCTCTGGCGAACCCGACCGCTGTTCAGACGAAGGCGATGGCCGCGTTCGGGTTGAACGCGTCGGTCGTTGCGAAGAACCTCGGCAAGCAAGGTCTCACGGGCACGCTTGAAGAGTTGACAAATACCATCACCAGCCACATGGGGCCGGCTGGTTTGACGATCACCAACTCGTTGAACACGAGCAAGATCGCTGCGGACAAGGTGTCCGAGGGTTATAAGGCGATGGTTCCCGCGGCGCAGAAGTATTTCGACGCGCTGGTGAGCGGTAAGACCATCTCCCAGAGCACCATCGACGGGACTAAGGGTCTCACGTTGGCTCAGGATACCCAGATCAAGCAACTGGTGGTGCTGTACAAGCGGGCGAGTGGGTTCTCTGATCTGCTGAAGTCCGGCAACCCGGATGCCTTGACCTACGCTGCGGCGTTGTCGAAGATGACGGGTGGCGCTACGGGCTTGCAGGTCGCGCTGCACTTGACCGGCGACAACCTGGAGACGTTCAAGAAGAACGTCACGGATGTCAGTAAGACGACGGCTGATGCTGGCGGAAACGTCAAGGACTTCGCGGTTCAGCAGCAGACGCTGAACGGGAAACTCGCGGACTTGAAGGTGTCGGCTAGCAACATGGCCGTTACGTTCGGGACGCAACTGATTCCGGCGCTCACCAGTGCTGCGGACTTCACGTTGAAGCACAAGACCGCCATCGAGGCGCTGGTCGGGTCGCTGCTGGCGATGAAGGTCGGCATGATGGGCGTCAGTTTCACTATGGGTGCCATCGCCACAGCGCAGACCGTGTGGGCCGCGTCGACCGCGGTCATCACCGCTGGCGTGTCCGGGTTGGAGACCGCGTACGTCGCTGCGATGTACGCCATGGAAGTGGCGACGGGCCCGGTTGGTATCGCGATCGGTGTTGCTGCTGCCGCTATAGCGATCGGAACGAAGGGCTTCGGTCTGTTCGGCGGTTCCGCGCATGCACAGATTAAGCCTGTGCAGGCGTTGACGGACGCGATCACCGCTGATGGTGACGCTGTTGGGAAGCTGACCACCGCGCAACTGAACAACACTCTGCAGTCCAAGGGCGCGTACGACGCTGGTATCAAACTCGGTTTGAGCCAGCGGACGATCTTGCAGGCTGCGTTGGGTAACGCCGCGGCGCAGAAGGAGGTCCGGGCGGCTACGGATGCTGCGACCAACGCAGTGAAGAATGCTACGTCGGCTGACCACATTCACCGGTCAGGTATCGGTGATGTTACGAAGGCGCAGAAGGACGCTAAGGCCGCGGCTGATCTGCTGAACGGGTCGGTGAACACGCTGACGGGCCAGTTGGGTGCGTCGAAGCATGCCGCGGACAACGTGGCCGCAGCATTGCGGGGGATACCTAAGTCGATCACTCCGCGTATTGCGCTCCTAAACGCACAGACCGTCGAAGCGCAGATTGACTATCTGACCCGGTCGCGGTCGATCCAAGTTTCGCTGCAGTCGCAGAACTCGAACACCAAACTGGCCGCGCAGTTGGCGAACTCTCCGCTCCACCCGGCCACCGGGGGCCTATTGATTGGTCCTGGTTCTGGGACTTCGGACTCGATCCCAGCGATGGTCTCCAACGGCGAGTATGTCGTGAACGCGGCGGCTACAGCGAAATTCCGGCCATTCCTGGACGCGATCAACGGCAGCGGGGTCCACCGCGCACCGGGATATGCCACGGGTGGCGCGGTAGGCGTTTCGGGTGGGAATCAGTCGAGGTTCGTGACGAACTGGCAGAACGCGTCACGCGGCGGCGGGGATGTGTACATCACCGTCAACGCTGGTTTGGGCACCAACGGGCCGGCGGTGGGGAAGCAGATCGCTGCTGAGTTGGAGCGGTACGTCGGCGGCGGCGGCAAAGTCAAGATCGCTCGGGGCGTGAACTAGTGGCTACTGGGCTGCCAGCAGGACAGATCCTTGAGATTGAGTCGCTCACCTCGCCTGGTGTGTGGACTGACGTTTCAGCGGATGTGGATTTCGTGCAGGGCATGCCGATCCAGCGGGGCCGGAACACGGTGTTTTCCCAACCCGCGGTCGGGTCGATGACTGTGCATTTGGATAACACGACGGGGAAGTTCACGCCGTTGCGGCAGGTACTTGCTGATGGGGTGACGGCGCACCCGTACTACCCGAACCTGATCCCCCGCCGAAGATTGCGGTACACGAACACCCCCACTGGTGTGCGGTTCCTGGGCTATATCCAGTCGTTCCCCCCGGCGATGGAGAACGGTGTCCGCGGGATCGTCACGATCAGCGCCTACGACCGGCTGAAACTGCTGGACAAGGTGCAGTTGCAAACCCCGATCCTGCAAGAAATCCTCACCTCATCGCCGTACAGGGTGTGGCCGTTGACTGACGCCGCACTGTCGTCGACGGCGGTGGAGCGGTTCGGGAACAAGCCTCTCATTGTCAAGGGTGGTGGCGCGGCCCCGACATTCGGAGCTGTCGGCCCGCAAGCGGTTGACGGGACAGCAGTTAGCTTCACCCCCGGATCCGCGTCGAGCGGGCAGTACCTGTCAACGGATGTAAGCGCCGCGAACTCCGCGTACACCACACGGGTCAGTGTTTCCTACACGCTGTTGATCAAACGCGTCGGGAACCCCACGTTCGCAGAGGGCATCATCGCGGTGGATTCGGATTACTTCATCTCGAACGTCTACTCTGGCCTCTCGATCGACACCACCGGTCACGTCGTCTACGGAGATTGGGTTAGCGCGGCTATCACGTCGTCCGTGACGGTCACGGACGGCAACTTCCATCACATCGCCTTGACGTACGCGTCGAACAAGCCCGGATCGGGCGGCACCTACACTCTCTATGTCGACGGCGTGTCGGTGGGCACCACGACCGACGCAAGTAGTTTCGCTTTCCCTTATCAGGCCGTCAGGATTGGGCAGGCTGCTGTAGGTGGCGGGGTCGCATCGGCCCTTTTCACCGGAACAATCAGTTACCCCGCGATTTACTTGTCTACCCTCAGTTCGGCGCAGGTCGCATCACAGGCAGCGGCACGGCTCGGTTATGCGGGTGACCCGACCGGTACCCGTATCTCACGGCTGCTCACCGTCGCTGGGCTGGCCTCGAGCGATTGGAACCTCGACGCCGGGATAGCAACTGTCGGGATCTACCCGCAGGCGGGGAAGAGTGTCCTCGCCGCGTGCCAGGAACTGGTGGACGCTGAGGGTGGCGGTGCGGTTTTTTACATCGGCCCGGACGGGAAGGCACGGTTCGCTGACCGGCATTACCGTAAACCCGCCGCTCCGGTGATGACGTTGGACGCGGTGCAGGATCTGATCCAGTCGCCGTTCCAACCGGACTACGACGACCAGAACCTGTTCAACTCGACCGCCGTCACCCGGGCTGATGCCACCGGCACGCTCAGCACCCAGACGTACACGAACACGGCCAGTCAAACCACGTACGGCCTGACGACGGACACGGTCACGTCCTACGCCACCGCCGACGCTGACGCGCTCGCTCTCGCGCAGTTCCGGGTAGCGGCGAACTCAACCCCCGGCTACCGTCTCCCGCAAGTCGCCGTGGACCTGATGAGCGCACAAAACAATTTGTACGCCGCGATGGCGAACGTGCAGATCGGGTCACGCATCCGGATCAACAACCTCCCCGCCGTCGCAGCACCCGACGCATCAATGGACTTCGTTGTCGAGGGGTGGACGGAAACCCCCGCCACCGACTCGTATGTGGTGCAGTTTGACCTGTCCGCCGCTGACAACCCCCCGTTCGGGATTTGGGACGACACAGCTTACGGCCGGGCACAGTCCGCAGGGTCGACACTCACCGCCGCTATCACCGCCGCCGCTACGACCGTGCAGATCACCACCACCACGGGCCCAGCGTTCACGACAGTCTCAGCGCGGTACCCGCTGAACATCCAGATCGGGCAGGAAGTGATCACCCTCAACACCGCACCCGGCGCCACGTCACCTCAAACGTTCACCGGGGTCACCCGCGGCACGAACGGCACTCCTGCCGCTGCGCAGGCCATCAACTCGACCGTGACCCTGTGGCCCGCCGCCACATGGGCATTCTAGGAAGCGGGACCTAATGGTTGCACTCCCCACCGTGCCGACCCAACCGGCTGTCGGCGACCTGTCGACCGCGCTGTGGGCGGATCAGGTCGCGCAGTGGGCCGCGTTCCTCGCCGCGCCCCCCCTGTTCCTCGGACACCAAACGACCACACAGTCACTAACGAGCGCTGCGTGGACAGCGATCTCATTCGACACGATGGACGTCGACACGAAAACAGGTTGGGCCACCGGGGCGAACACCCGCTACACCGCGCAATACGCCGGCTACTACGAGATCAAAGGCATCGTCGCTTTCGCGGCGAACGCCACCGGCTATCGCGGTGCGGCGATCGTCATCAACGGCGCCGCGATCGCGGGCAGCTCCTCGAACCAAACGTTAGGTAACCCTGGCGCGATCGCCGCCTACATCGAAGTGGTGGACGAGGTTTTCTTGAACGTCAACGACTTTGTGCAGATCCTCGGCGTCCAAGCATCCGGTGGCGCACTGAGCACGGTGACGCTCGGGTCGAAGTTCCGCGCCCGGTGGGTGTCCTCGTGACTGTGGATCCACGCCTGGACATCCGTCCTTCCGGCTGTTGACCCACGATGCAGGAGGGGCAGATGCATGAGCGACCAGACCCCCAACATCCTCGCGGGCGGGGCGCTGCTGGTGTCGACCATCACCGGCTGGTTCGCCATCCGTAGCCAAGTCCGCAAAGACCGTGACGCGGCAGCCAAAGTGATCGAAGAGCGCGTGCGGAAAGAGATCAGGGACGAGAACCGATTGAAGGAACTCGAAGACGAGATCCAGCGCCGCGACAACGAGCAGGAGGGCCACAAGTGACTTCCCAGTCAGCAGAGACTGAGATTCCGAAGGCTGTATTGCGACCGCGGACCGAGCGGTTGGTGTGGATGCTGTTCGCCCTTGTCGTGGCCATCGCTTTGGTCGTCGCGTTCCTGTTCGTGAAACTCGGGCAGGCCAACAGCACCGCGCATTCGGCCGATAAGGCGGGCAAGGCGAACGCAGCGGGACTGGCCAGCGCTAACTCGAAGCTGATCAAGGCTGGGCAGGCACCAGTACCTACACCGACATCTCCTGGCGCTGTGACGGTCACGGTGACCGCGCCACCGCCCATCGTGGTCGGCCCGTCGAACCTGCAGGTATCCGCAGCTGTCGCCGTTTACTGCGCGCAGCACAGCGGGTGCGCCAGCGGCCCAACCGCGGCCCAAGTCGCTCAAGCTGTAGCTACTTACTGCACCAGCAACGGGCAGTGCAAGGGCACAGTCGGGAAACCCGGTGCGACGGGTTCGGCGGGCACGTCCGGTGCGCCGGGCAGGGACGGCCAGAACGCGACCCCCGATCAGGTCGCCGCCGCTGTCGTGTCGTACTGCTCGACCAAGGACAACTGCCAGGGCCCGGCTGGTGTGTCGGGTGCTGCTGGCGCGGCAGGTTCGGACGGACGCGACGGTTACCCGCCGCTCGGCTTCACCTTCACGATCAACAGTCCGCCGCTCGGTGACACCAACTACTCCTGCACCCCCGACACCACCCCCGCGGCTGGGACGCAACCCCACTACTCCTGCGTGAAGGAATAGCCATGCTCACGATCACCGACCTGGACGAGTTCATGGTCACCGCGCCACCAGTCGGCAGCCTCGAGATGGTCCGCAGCTTCTACTCACCGATCGACAAAGTCCACGAGGTACTGAAAGCCATCATCGGATCGGCGCAGCACTCGATCGTGATCAGCATGTTCGGCTACGACGACGACGAACTCGCGGCGATGCTCGACACTGCGTTGGGGAACCCCCGCATGTATGTGCAGATCACCCTCGACTCATCCCAGGCGGGCGGGGTGCATGAGAAGGCGCTGCTGACGAAGTACGCGCACACGATGACTGGCAACTCGGTCGCGATCGGTCGCTCGGAGAAGGGCGCGATCGTGCACCGCAAGATGGTCATCGTTGACGGCTTGTGGTGGATCGGCGGGTCGACGAACTGGTCGGTCAGTGGTGAAACGCTGCAGGACAACGAACTGACGGTCGTCAGGGACGCTCTGCATTGCACGAAAGCGCGAAGCATCCTCGACATCGCCCACGACCACATCCTGTCCGTGATGGCCAAGAAGGCAGCGGCATGACCGTCTCCGTGGATGTCTCCGAGTTCCAGGTGGGGGTGAACGACTCCTACCCGCACCGCTGGTTCAGCTTCCGCGCGTTCGACGGGACGTACACCGACCATAAGCTCGGGAACAACCTCGCGTGGGCTAAGTCGGCGAAGGCCCGCGGGAAGATCGACGGCTACACCGTCTACTTCGTGTGGCGACCGGGTGTCAACAACATCGCCCGCCTCGACGAGTTGGGCATACCGCGTGACTGCGTGATCATGATCGACCTCGAATCGTGGGAAGGTCAGATCACCGGGAACCGGTCGGGCGAACTGAATGCCGTCGCTGACCAGATCGCGACCCGGCAAGGCTCACGAAGCCGCGTCTGGGGGTACGCCAACCGCGGCGACTACGGGTCACTCTGGCCCACCCGCCCCGCTTGGCTGGGGCTGATCCTCGCCTCCTACGGCGGCTCGAGACCATCCATGCCCAACCTCATCGGCTGGCAGTACACCAACGGCCAATACACCGTCCCCGGTCTGCCGAACTCGTCGGCGCCGTTCGGGCCGTGCGACCACAACGAGCTGTACCTGTCCGGCGAAGCAACGTCGGGCGGCGGAACCC